GTTGGTGCTAGTAGAACCAAAGCATAAGTTACGTTACGTTCTAAGTATATTGGTGATGGGAAGACAACCACAGTAGGAACTGTAGCGTCATCAGAGGTCTGAACATCATCGGGACCAAGAACAACACGAGCATATGACTGAACGAGTTGAACTGTGGGAGTTCCGAGTTCTGTTGTGCGAATCTCAACAATCAAGTTATCTGTTAGAGACTTTGTTGCCATGAAGATATCAACAGAGGTGAGGAATGCACCTGTCTCATCGACCCTAAAAGTCTGTGCTAAGGGGTCATCATATGTAATTTCTGGTTCTGGTGGAACCACCTGAACTTTTTGAATCGTCCTTTTTTCAACCTTAGTAAAGTTCTTTACAATGGTCTTTGTCTTGTCAATAACCTTTCTCTCGGTAAAGTTGTTATTAACAGTAACAGTTCTATCGATAAATTTCGTCTTAGTCTTGTCAATAACTCTCTTAAATCTCTGAGTTACAGTTCTATCGATAGTTACAGTGTTATCAATAGTTACGGTGTTATCAATGTTGTTAGTAACCGTCTTATCGATAATAATTGGTGGAGGTGGGGGTGGTAGATCCTGAACACCAATTGTCTCTGTTCTTCTATTCTGAACTGTACCAGAAGATTCAAATACAGTATCACAGAATGATACAGTTGCTGAACCTAGAATAGATTTCGCGTTTGTTGGACTAGATGTTAAACGGAATGTTCTAATACCTGTTCTGAGACGGAATGCTGGTGGTGGAGAAGCATAAGCATCTCTAAAATAAACACAACCTTGTAGTTCTGCAAATGTGTCGGAAACTAACCTAACATCTGTTACATCGGCAACAGCACGACTAGAAGCACCCTCAAGGCGAACACCAGAAGCAATGAGACCATAGTATCTGTCATCACCAATATCGGCAAGAGATAGCGTATCAATATTGAGAATGGTAGAAGATCCAGAATATGCAGATGGAATAATCTCTTCTCTATTGTAGGGGTTTTGTGTATATTTTCTATCTGGTGTACTGAATGGACCTGTCTTATGATTTTGCTCAGCAACACGAGCAGCAAAAATCTGACTGTTTCCATTGTAACCACGAACAGTTTCACCAACGATAAAGGACCCAGACCTCATATTAATCTCGATGAGTTTGGGGATTACGTCAGCACCTGCCTGTCCGTCCCAGAAGGGATAGAAACGGGTGTGTGGGCGAAGACCATCAGCAGCAAAGGCAACGTTCCTCTCACGCATATACTGGGCAACGTCAATACCTTCAACAAAGGTCTTGCTGAATTCGCCAAGTGTAGTTCCATATACATTGATACGGGTATCGCCCAAGTGCTTGGTGATAATAAAGTCATCACTTCTAGGTGAGATTCTAAGCGAACCATTATAGAGAATAACATTGAATGGGTTAACATTCTCAACTCTGGAACAGAGGGGTTGATTAATCCACTCAACCTCATCATAGTCTAGAGTGACTAGATCACCAGTCTTTGTGGTATTAGGATCAACCAGAGGAAGGTCAGACTCCAAATTGATTGAATTTGAATCAATTCCATCCTCAAGAAGTAATCTAAGTGGGATGGTAATGAATTCTTGTAGAGAAGAAAGTGTGCCTTCGGAAGCAATGACGTCTGCTTTAAAGTCTGGATTAGTTAAGTCTACAAAATTATCCGTTGTGAAATCATCGGCAAAGAAACCAGTTTTAAATCTAAGATTTCCTTCGGCGTCAGCAACATTGAGTGACTCTGCCTGCCTTTCTAGAAGTGATAAAGAAGTAATCTCCTCTAGATTTTCAATACGAGTTTCTAATCTACCAATATCCTTCATCGTATAACGCTTGTTATCGATCAGAACGACTTTAACGTCATCCATATCAAAGATATATGGTGGATATGTAATCCTGGCAAGTTCCATTGCCGTCTCAGCGGGTTCAGGGAAAACAGGTTCTCTATTTGGAGCACCTTGAACTAGTTGGAACTTGCCCTCTTTTGTTAGAATTACCTTATCTTTTCTTCCTAGATAATAGTCATATCCAAGAGTCATACTCTCGTTTGGAGCAACTACTAGTAGAGGAGTATTTCCAACAGATCCAAAATCTCTCTGTGTGTAATTGAAAGGAGAATCGGCAGTAGTGCTTACATCAAATGGTTTTACACGAGGACGGAAGTCAAGTGTATCGGAAGCACGAATGGTCTTATTTTCACCAAGTTTCGGCATCCAAAACTCAAATGTATTTTGATCATAAGAGTTTACAGTATAAAAATCTCCCTTATCATCTTCAGGAACAACGAAGGCATCGTAGATAATCCTAAGTTTCTTGTTAGGTGCTGAACTGCTTTCTTTCCTTACAATCCTAGAATAATCATAGAATTGCTCTCTATATCCATTATCCAATGTATATCTATCACCAACATCCAGATAGTTACCCTCAACAATTCCTTGTAGGATATTTTTTACGCCAGACTCCTGGAACGTCAATAGTTCTCCAACCTCAAAACCATCTTGACTGAGGTATACAATTCTCACATCAGATTGGTTAGGAACAGAAACAACCTGAGCAACAGCACCGGTAACCTGACCTCTGATGTATTCGCCCTTGACTACTTTGGTATCCAGATCTAATCCAGAAACAAATCTTAATACGTCAAGAATTGGATTACCAGAATCAAGTGATTCATAGACAGCAACGATATTTCTTACATCTGGAACGTTTAGAGAAATTTCTTGATCATCAACACGTAATCCATAATATGGACTTGGTTGTAGACTATATCTGTCAGTTCCGATTCCTGTTGAAATTCTATCTACGATTAATTCCTCAGACCTAACAGTAATCTTCGTCTTAGATCTAATACCCGATTTAATAGCGGTAACGTTAGCTGTTACATTACTTTGAGAAGGAACAAGATTATGGAACTGAATAACCGTTGGGTCAACAGTAACTGCTGTAGAATCAATATTTAATGGTGTACCATTGGATAGAAAAATACTATACCTATTTTGATCGTAAGCAGCAAAATTTGAATTAGGAACATTTAAAGCAGATGAATTAATGGTAAGAGTTCCACTGCTATCAATGTTTAGACCAGTAACCTGCCTGGTGTAGGTCAAGGTGGAATCAGATAAACCAACCTTTGCAATATTGGTCTCTTCAAGTTCCGAATATAGATAAGACTTTTCTTGATTGAATATCTGTGATACCATCAATCTCCCAGTCACATCAATGGTTCCAGATGGAAGCGTACCATCAACTACATTAGGAACATCGGCAACTGCTTCAACAGTCATCGAAAGGTCATCAGCAGAAATAGCAGTGACTCTGTTAAATGTGACTAAAGTACCGGAAGGTTTTTGATAAGCAAAGATATCTCCAACTTTAAAACTATTGAATAGACGTCCAGCACAAGCAACTACACCGATGGAAGTAATTGTAAAAGCGTCGTCAGTGAAAAATCCTGTTGGTATTGCTGAGTATAGGAAAGTATCGGAACTGAAGTTTGATTGTAGTCCACCGTTGATTGAAGTGGCATTTTGAGATATTGATTTAACATTAGCAACATCATATGCTTCCAAATCAGAAACAGTAATGGTATTTGATGTTACACCATTGATTGTTAATGTCTCGTTGATTTGAAACTCACCATCAACTTGAGTGAGTATAACATCGTTTCCAGCAACAGATCTAACATATCCAGTTGAGTTACTGCTAAGTCCTTTTACTTTGAAACCCGGAGATAGAAGGGAAGAAGGATCTACGTTAGAAGTAATCTTGGTGAATATTTGATTATCATATAAGAAGATGTCAAAGTTAGTTGATTCATTTTGATATGAACCATCGTGTAGATTAAATGAGTATACTCGTGCCTCACCAATTAGTTCTCCTGTTGAAGCACCACCAGAAGTTCTACCATCGTATAATTGAACAATATTATCATCATAATCTAAACCGAGAGCAGGTGTTCCCACTACATTATTAACAATATACTGAGTTCCCATCTCAAATGGGATGGAACAACTGTCAACGGTATCAGTAGTTCTTGGTTTTGGTGCATCTAAATTTGTTGTTCCTGGAGTTCTTACATCATATCCACGAACATAAGCAACACCTGACTGAATCTTAACACATGCGAGGTCGCTGGTTGGAGTAGCACCCTCTTCAGTAAGTTGATCTACAGTATATGAACCACCATTTCCCAAACCGTTGTTGAGTGATTCATCGACCGTGACGCCCATGCCTTTACAGACATAGTTTCCAGATTCATCAAACGTTCTTTGAGCAAGATAGTCTTTTAAATAGTTATAATCAGTGGTCTCCGCAAGTTTCTTGAGTTCACCATTTTGTACACGAAGCAACTCAATAAAGTTAACATCGTTGGTATCATCAATTGGTTTCTTAGTAAGATTTGCTGTAATTTTTAAACGATCTGCACCGGGAGCAGAGAAGTTATTAAATCCTTTAGCATTATCATACAGAGATTCGTCCTGACCAGCAGTAACAATGGTTTGGTTAATCTGTAGACCAACTCTGAATGAAGGATCGTTATAATAAGGTTCTAAGATAACAACACTTTCAGATACATTTACAAAAGTATTTCTAATAAAATAGATACCATTAGCAATCTGTGCGGCAGATCCAACTGCTGTAGCATCTTGAACTAATGTAGTGGCGAAGATACTGCCAGCACTAATAGTCGTATTACCGTATACAATTGGCGTTTCGTTGATGAGAGGTTCATCAGTTAGGAAAGTTCCCTGTACCTCATCATTACCACTATCCTCATAAGAAATATAAATGGTTGGATTTGTTGATACCTCATCAGGAGGTAAAAGAATATTAACTACTTTTGCTCTTACACCAGAAATTTGACCGGTAATCTTCGTCCCAATCAGTTTATCAAGATATAGCGATACGTCAATTCCACCCTGCTGTGGATTAACAAGGACACAAGTATAGTTAGCATTGTATGTTATGGCACCTGGAATAACCATTGAGCCTTCTTTAAAGAAGTGCTCGCCAAATCTGCTAATCTGATTTTGAAGGATTGACTGGAGAGTCGTTAGTTCTCTTGCTTGGACAGGGAATCCTGGCTTGAAGAGAACTTTATAAAACTCCTTCTCCTCATCAAAATCGTCAAAATATGGGCTAGTATCGAGATTGATTTGGGACATCGTTTAGAATTCCAAGATAACTTTAACGTCTTCTTTTTGGCGGGGATTTCTGGGGACAATCGGGCGATTATCAATATAAAGTATTTCACCGCTCTGTTTATTTATCTCACTTTCAGCAATACCATTCGTAAACTCAACTCCTAACTCAACAGACCTATCACCAACTTGACTTGTACTTCCATTGAATGTTGTATCAACGCTAGCAATAAAACCATCAGTAGTAGTAATATTGTTTGTATTTGACTCGAATGGAATCTTTTCACCTCTGGTACTAATTCCAATATAGTCAGTAGAACCATCGGTAATCTGAACCTTAGTCTGATTTAGATAAAGGGATCTGTCTTGAATATACTTCAAAACTTGAGTTTCATCATCAAAAGAAACAATGTATCCGCGAGCAATACCTTCAGTAGTTTGCTGACTAATAACCTGACCAACTTCTACCTCACCACTAGAAGAAAGAATCTTAAGTGAATTTGCTGCTGTAAATGTATTTTTAAGGAATGTTTGAGTAGACCCATTAATCTGTGGATTTCTCAAAAGACCAATCTGAGCAAACTTTGTGTCTGTTGGGAAATCATTATTTGAATCATCAAACCTAGCATATACAAGAACCTTATCAGTTCCAAGTTCTTCATATAGATTGAAACCATGACCTTTTGAGGGTGGAATGATAACATCTAGTTTTGCTGCTCTAGTAATATTAGCATTAATGGGTCCTAGATCAACTAGACCCCAACTATATCCGCTACCACCTTTTGAGACAATTGCTCTGGTAATCCTACCAGAATTGACGTCGATGATAACACGACCATCTTTTCCATCACCAATGATAGGGAATTCTTGTCCCGTTCCACCAGCATAACCGGCACCAGGATCGGCAATGTAAACCTGTTTGATTTGGGAATCATTTGAGTCTGAAT